ACTGAGTTTTCACCTCCTCCATACGAGGACCAGGTTGTGCCTGGTTAAGTTCTTTTACAATCTTTTTACGGTCAACAAGTGATAACTTCTTTGACCAGTTTTCACGAGTCTCTCGGTCCATCTCGGTAATGATGCAACGAGAGATAATATATGTGTTTTGTTCAGCAGTTGTCTTTCCCTTTTTAAGGGCATAACGACTATCACCAGTTGTGGGGTAATTGAGGTGAATGCTTTGCCCATTTTTTAGTTGGACAACAACTGGGCTGACAACATCTACATCACCATTTTCAATATTGAAATCGTTATCTAGGTCAATAGTGACATCATTGCTTCCGTTACAACTTCCGCACCTCAACTGCATTTCACGACCACGACCATATGTGGCACGGATTACACCGAGAAACAATAAGTCTCTATCACCAATAATGAGTTCGTCAATAATGTTTTTATTGTTGTTGTCTAAATTGATTGAACCAATAGAAACCACAGAACGCTGAAGAAGGTAATTAAGATAATCACCGTATGACAAATCTTCCTTAGCGTCAATTGCCGCCAAGTATTCTTCGTCTTCCCCAGTAAGTTCCCGTACTACGGCTACTTTTTCCCAATCGTTAGCGGTGGTGTTAAATACACCACGAAGCAACTTCACCTCAGTTGGAGGTGAGTCATCAATTTTTGGAATTGAACCTGCAATTGCAGCGTTGGCTGCTTCAGCCAAGTTAGATAATGATTCTGACATTTTGTTTTCCTTTGTATATTAAGTTAAAAGACTTCACCCATTTTGTAGCGAGTAGCATCTGCCTGATTCCACGCCGCAACAAATCCCTCATGATGCACAGTGAGTTCCTGAACCAAAAGACCGCTGTCTCCTGCGCTCAATCCACCAAGTGCAAATACGCCAGGCCAGCAGTTAAACAACTTCATAGCCAACTTCACATTACCAGGATTACTGTTGTTGGTACGCAAGGTGTCTCCACCTGAGTAGGTGTAGTTATTGCTGGTGGTTGGGTGGTCATAGACCTTTACCAAAATGTCACAGCGATAGTCACCGTTTTTATTGATTCCTGTGCTTCCCCCAGGAACTCCACCTTCCCACGAGTGGATGAACTGTTGCCATTTCCAAAGTTGGTCACCTTCTGCAAAAACGCCACGGACAAATGAGACGGCACTGAAGTCTGACATACCAACCATTTTATGGGTGTGGGTATTCATGCCACCTTCACGGTATGCCAAAACATCGTTGGTGACACTAAGACCACTCATTGACGAGAATCCCAGAACACCAAGGTCTTTGCTATAGTCCTTGAGTGCTCCGTATGGTACAAGTTGCACTTGAAACTTAAAGTTACGAAGTGGGTCGGTGCGTGTGGAAGTTGTCATTGTCTTTCTCCTTAGAGTGTCTCTGTTGCTGTGTTTTCACTTCCAGCAAATTGAGTGATGTTGATGATAATAAATTCAGTAGGTGATTGCAGTGCAACACCAACTTCAATATGGAGTTCTCCATTTTCTACTGCAAATGGTGGGTTGTTTGATGCGTCACAAGTGATGTAGAAAGCCTCGGTTGCATTCCGTCCCTTGAGACCACCCGAACCCCAGAAATCTGAAAGAAAACGAGAGATGCGGGTATGGATATCTGTCCATACACGCTCACCATTTGGTTCAAAGATTGAGAAGTTTGCAATGGATTCAACATTTTCTTTGATGTAGTTAAGAGAACGGCGTACTGGAACATACTTCGTAATGTCGGTGCGCTTAAGTGTGCGAGCACCATTTGAGATAACTCCACCACCAGGAATGCTCTTCAAGGTGTTGACATGCGCATCGTAGAGAAGGCCGATTTCGGTCTCAGTAAATGTTGTAGTAAGTCCGTACACATTACGAATGTCATAACCATACCCAGCAGGTGCTTTAGCAACTGTCCGTTCTTGCTCAACACGGCTGAACAATCCAGCAATTGCACCACCAGGGAATGTGTCACGCAATGATGCGGCTCCGCTACGGGCGGGGTCTGGCATCTTCAACATTGGGTAGTACACAGCACCATAAGATGACTTGTTGTAGGTGTCGGTCAACCCAGTGATACCAACGGTCAAAGTCTGTGCTGGTGATGGGTCAATGATGACAAAACCATTTCCACGGGCTTCAGCGTAAGTGGTAGCCATGTTTACCAGTGTGGCTGAGGTTTGTCCAACCAAGTTGATAAGCAAGGAACCTGGAACTAAGTCCAACCTATTCAATGCAGCCAACCAGTCAGCATCGGCAATACTGCCGTCTGTACCATCAGTGTCAGAACCACTTGTTGCATCACCAATCTTGTAGAGAACAGCAGTTGAGATTGATACGGCTGTATCAAGTCCAGTGATGACATAGGTGGTTCCTGCGGTCAAAGCAGGGTTGACACCAAGAGATGAACCAAACACCAAATCAACATAGTTGGAGTAGTTGTTGACAATTGTTGGTGCGTACTGAGGTGAGTCAGGGTCAAGAGAAATTTCTGACCAACGCTCTACCTCTGCACCATTGAAATAGATAGCGATAGTGAAGGTAAGTGGCTGACCACCTGCAAGTGTTCCATCACGAGAGCCTTTAAGGAGGTAAACCTTTAATCCTTTTTCTGCGCTGGATGTTCCTGCGGCTACCCAGTTTGCCCAAGTTCCCTTGCTCTTTGCACGGATTTCAAACAAACCACCAGCGGCAGTGTTTACTGCGCTTCCGTTGATAGACCCTGCAACACCAGCACTCTTTGCCCTAGCGGCGGCTGATGCAGTCACACGGTTGATGTATGCGGTGCGACCACCATTTGCAAAGAAATGGTAGATGGCATAACCAAGATGTGATGAGTTGGTCAAATCACCATACAATGTCTTGTACTGGTTCCAAGAATCAATACGAGTAGGTACTTCAGGTCCACGAGCAACGGTGCCGAGGAATGATGTTGGGGTAACGGTAGGTCCAACTGGGGTGGTCGTTGAGAACGGACCTTCGGTGATGTATACACCTGGATAAGAGTTTGCCATTTTTGCTCCTTAGCAATAAACTGTGGGTTACGGGGTACTTGTGATTGGGACGACTGATGTGACAACAGTATCAACTTGTTTGAGACCATACATGTCAGCAGAAGGAATCTCTGCCGTCATTTGAAGTGTGTAAATCTTTCGGAAAATACGCTTGCGGTATCCTGCCTCTGAGTCAAGGAGGTCCGCAGTTGTCCAATCCAAAAGGTCTAAACGCCTAATTGTGTCATCCTCTGGGACTTCAATGAAACCCTTTCGGAATGGAACTATTGTACTCAACATTTGACTGCTGAGTTGGCGGTCATGGAGAGCACTACGAGTGAAAGTAGAAACCTGATATAGAAGGTCTACTGGAACAAATTCCTGGCTGACAATAAAATCTTTGCCTGTAGAACTAATGCTTTCCATATTGGCAACACGACTGGGCCAATAGGTCATAAGGTTGGGGTCTTTAAGCATGTCAGTACGACCACTAACACCTACTTTAGGGTAATAAATTGTAGTTTCTGAGTGCTGACGATTGCGGGCATGGACAATGTCAATCATTTCAATTGTCACAAATGGGTACGAGCGCTCTGTTTCGGCTTCTGGGTAGCGAAAGAAAACCTGTACAGGCCGTTGACCATTTCGGTCGTCACTTACTTTGAGAGTAGCAAAGCGAGCCTTAAGAGCCGCATCTTCAGCAAGAAGAAATCCAGGATTAGGCATCTGGCAACCTACTTGAAAGATGGCGCATCAGGGATTCGTTAACAGTAAACTCACGGCTCTTTGCAATAGAGCGAAGCGCACCAGTAGCAACAACCTTTTTCATTGGGTTGCCATACTCAAGGTCTTGGGCGTCAGGATGGTCAACGGTGTATTCCATAAAACCATCTTTAACAGACACATTTGCAGAATCAACTTTGTCAGCCCAGTCAGGGTGGCGAGAAAGTTGTTCTTTTAATGCGGAAGATTCTTCACTTAACACACTTGACAGTGATTGTGACATGGCACTTTCATAGGTATCCACGGTCTCTTCCAGAATGGAAAGGATGGAGAAGTCTCCAGATACGATTGGTTTAGAGCCTGTGCTTGTATGCAGTTGTGCAGAAGTCATTACTTCTCCCACGAGACTCTAGGCGTTGTACCTCTTGGCGCTCACCAAGATTAAATCTAGTTTATCAGAGTTGTGGGAGTGTTGAAGGCCAAGGGAGGTTGGTTACACCTAAAGATGCTGGACCTGGGTCAAAGGGCATTTCCTGGTTGATGTAAACCTCAATACCTTCAACGACAAGAATGACATCGTCACGAGCACGACCACGGACACGGTAGGAAACCACCGAGAAATAGCGACCGTCATAAAGGAACATGTCATTAAGGTGGTTCTTGTACTCGTAGGGGTTGGTCACCCCAGCATTACGGAAGTCCTCAATGGATGCCACAAAGTTGGTCAACTGGACTGGTTGGCGTCCTTCAGGGATAGAGCGCTTTTGGTCTTCTGCCTCAGTAATCATAAGCACAGGTACAACTATTCCTGTCCCGTACTTACGGCCCCCAGACCCTGGAACGCCTTCGTCATAGACATCGTCATAGACAGACTGGGTAGATGTGTTTGTACCTAATGGGGTAAATTCAAACCACACCACCGATTCACCAGCATCGTCATGATACTTTCGGTAATGCTTACGAATGTGTGAAAGTTCTCGTCTTAAATCCATTAGTAAAACGCATTAGAGGTATAGCCAGTAGGAGGGTCTGTGTCAATAAAGACATCTGAACGCATCGGCTCGGAAGGCTCCTCAATAAGGATTTTTCCTTCACTGTCTTCCGCCCAGATGCGCTCCATTGGACCGTAGTCACCGAGTTCCTTAGCCTTGTACAGAGGTACATAACGATTGGTTGTACGAGACACACGGCGGAGGCTAAATTGGGCGATGCGCTCAGGACCAATGTTGAGGTTGTTGGCGTGCTTACGGTACTCAACCTCCCATTGCTGGATAAGGTTTTGAAGCATACGAAAACGCTGTGAGCCAGGTATGTGGATGGACTCAGAGGTCATAACATCAATGTCACGGGCAAACTCTGTCATAAGAGCCTGTAGAGCCTCTACAAGGGCACCCAGACCCACTACATCCAATACCGCAACATTAGCCTGTTCCAAAGGAACATCAATTGTGGGGGTATGGTAATTAATTGATTTCTTTGCGTAAAACTCAAGGTCAGTAGGAAGCAACCACTCATAGTAGTAACCTTCCACCATAATCTTGGTATTAGCGGCTGGGGTAGAGGCAAGACGCAAGATTCCGTTACGGGCATCAAGGGAGTATTGAGAGGTCGTCAATTCAGTGACGGTAGAGCCAACAACTGTGGCAATCCACAAAGTATCGGTGTCCACATTTAGATTACCTAATTCAAAAGTACGACCAATACCATCAAAGGTAACCTGAAAGAACTTGGGGAAATCACGCAGATAGTTGCGTGCTACTTCTACAATGTATTGAAGTGGTGTAAGGGCCATACCCTATTGTACTACTGGTCGCCCGACCCAGTTCCAGGTATGGTGTCAAGGAGGTCCTGGTTTAACTGGGGCTGTTGTTCACGGTGCCTATGGCTGGTCACCCTACGGATTCGGGTGATGTCAGCCTCTGTTCCTGTGGGTTTTGGAATAGGGCGTTCTTCCGTCATTGTGCTTCTAGGGCTTCAACTTTGGCGGAAAGTTCCTGTACTGCTTTAACAAGGATAGAAATGACATCGTTTGTTTTCCACATCTGTGGAACAATTTCGCCATCTTCAATACCAAATTCAATAAGATTTGGTTGTACTTCTATAATTTCATCAACAATAAAGCCATGATGAATACTGTTGTTGTATTCATATTCTTCAATTACACCGTCAGTTTCTTGAGGGATTGCTTTAAAGGTCCGTGGTGTCAGTGACTGAATGATTTCTAGTGCGTTTTCAACTGAGTTAATTTGTTCTTTGTACTTACGCAAGGATGTGTTATAAGCAACACGACCATCAGCAAGGACACGCATGTTTGCTGATGATGTTGTGGTACCAATACCAGTTAGGTAGAAGTTGCTGGAAGTTACTCGGAAAGCACCTTGAACAGTCCATGTTCCTCCACTATTACTCCAACCAATATAATTACCACCAAATGGGTCAACATTGACAATTGCACTAAGATACCCAGCAGTAGAGGCAGAGCCAGTAATGTTGATGCCATAGGTACCACCATCATTATAAGAAATAGAGGGTTTTCCACTGACATTGTCCCAAGCGACAGCACCTGCGGTACCCGTAATGTTGATACTGTATGTTCCACTGTTGTTGTAGACCAATGCTGGTAGACCAGTAATACCAGACCAAGCGACACTTCCTGCGGTACCAGTGACATTTCCCGTGACATTTCCCGTGACATTGCCTGCAAGGTTGGCGGTAATGGTTCCCGCACTAAAGTTTTCGCTGTAGCGAGCCAGTCTGTACCATTGACCATTTACATTGACAGACAACGGTCCTGCAAGGTTAGTACTTGGTGTCCATGATGTTGGTTGAACCCATGTATCAGCGTGATTACCACCTGTGGGTGTTGCTCCTACACGACTGAAATTAGAGCGAACAAATACTCTTTTATCAGTAATAGCATTAGACGCAGGGGCAGAAGAGTTAATTCGCCATACAGAGGCGAGAACCACATCAGTGTCAAGGTTTACTGTGGTAGGGAATCGGGGGTTTGTTCCTGTGTTTCCTGCAATTGCATAACAGGTGATTGTTGAGCCGCTTAGACGGGCAACGATGATGTCAAAAAAAGTAGATAACCCATATGGGGTTAAATTAACTGGTGCACCAGTGTAGGAGTAGTACGAGCCGTTAATGAGCACCTCACCAGATGCCACATTAACGGTCTCTGCACTACCTGGGGTGATTGCCATTCCACTGACAACACCATTAACTTGCGTTCCAAGAACTTGGAAATCAAGTGAGTCTGGCTCTGCCTGATTCTGATTAAGAGCATCAGGCGTATTTGGAATTGTAAAGCCAGACATTTATACCTCAGACTGTGTCGTAGATGTTTCCGTGATTTGCAAGGTGGTTGTAAAGGTCGGCAGGAATTGTGTAGGTCTTGCCTTCCTCAAAATCAAATACCTCCGTGCCCCAGTGCATGCGCCAAGTTCCCTTGACACGGGCCTTCTTTGTTGCTGGTGCGCCTGGTGCGACAACTTCCTTTGCAGGTGTTGCGTCAACAACGACTTCCTCAGCGACCTCAGGGGCCTCTACAAACTCTGGGTTGGTGGTGGTCTTCTTCGTAGCCATGGCTACTCCTTTACTGATTGATGGACTAAAATTGTGAAAGGTGGGATACTAGGCTTTCGCCGTTCTCCCACCCTACACTAACACTGGTTAGGCAGTAGGAACTGCGCCACCAAGGGTGTTGATGAGTACACGAGACTCGTGTGTAATTACACCGAAGCCCCAGATTGCGTACCAGGACAAGCCGTGCTCACGACCGAAGTCAATGACACCACCGTCACGGAGTTCCACTGGCAATGCAATGGCCTGACCGAAGGCGTTGTCACCAATCATGATGCCTGTGTATGAGTTGCTAAGAACTGCGTCACGGATGCTCGTTGCTGGGTTGGAGTCAACGGTGCCGAGACCTGACTTGACCTGTGTGGTTTCAATGAAGACCACATCGTAGATGCGTCCGATTTCACCGAGCATGAAGTTGCCAGGTGCGGCGTACTTCGTGACTTCAATGAACTCAGGCCAGTCACGCAATGAGCGAGCCTGTGCAGGGTTTACGAAACAAACATAGGTGTCGCCAAGGCGAGGAATGTTCTGTCCAGCCAAGATTTCAACTGCGTCCTTGATGGTTGCAGGTGAGAGGTAGCCAGGAGCGCCTGAGTTACCAGCGGCTGCATACTCGTAAGGAGCACGAGGACCACGGGTAGAAGGTGCGGTGCGACCGAACACAACGCTTGGTGCTACAGCCGAGCCACCACCGAATGGTACGCCTGGCTGGTAGAGGGTGTTGCGTGCCTGGATGTCCATGGACTGTGCCATGTGACGACCAAGAAGTCGTGAAGCCGATGCCATAACATCGTCAAACGAAGCGTTGAGGAGGAGTTCGGTAACCGAAACTGCCTGACCCTGTTCCTTGACGGTGATTTGAATCTGGCTTGCAGAGAGGGCGACTGGGTTCATACGAACGCCTTCCGTCAATTCTGCACCACTTGTCTCGTTAATAGCGAGGTTGTTGTAGCGCATGAAGTTGATGGTAAGACCAGGCATGACGCCGAGTTCCGTCTTCTTAACTGCGAACTGCTCAAAGCGAAGCACGGGCATCGCCTGGAACAGGATTTCCTTTGACCAAATGGTCTGAATGGCGGGGGAGAGATACGAACCGCTGTCGTATCCAGCCGCCGAAGTTGCGCCAGCGGTAGTTACTGCACCGCCAGCAGGTGTTGGGTATGCCATGGGGCTTTATTCCTTCGGGTTTGTGGTTGTTGTGGGGTTAGAAACGGCCTCGTGGAGACCGTGCATTTAGGAGCCTGTCCCGCATCTGTGCATACTTTTCCATTGACATATTGCGGATGTCATCCGCACTTAACTGCTGGTATTCCGTCT